TTTACAACTAAATCATTTAGGTCGCCGCTTGCATCAAAAACGTCAACAGCAAAATCATTTGTTGTAGTATCTACAACGTACTGTCTTATTATTGCTTGACTACTTAATGCATGTGCTTTAGTCCAGCCATTTTCACTAACGTAAGTATTAAGGTCCGTATATTTTCTTAAATATCCTGTTTCAACTTTAACATTTATATTTTCGTTATTTTCTTCGTATACAAATGAATCAGTAACTAGTGGAAAATTAAATTGTATATCGCCAAAGTTTTCAATTGCCCTGTACGATAATGGAAATCCTAGCTCTGAATCATTAGTGCCAGTGCCTTGTTTGTAACCAAATAATTGTGTTCCACTAAACGTAGAAGCATTGTAAGTAGTAAAACTATCATCGTTATTATCAAATACATCAAATAACGGTTGCTGATTTACTTTAATTTTGTCTTGTGCAACTTTCCACATAGATCCGTTAAAGTAAAATAAATTACCTTTATAAGTTGTTCCGCCTTTAACTAATAGTGTTTCATTTACTAACGGAGTCGAATCAGTATCTTCAATTAAACTAATTTGTCTAATATTATCAATTAGAATAAAGTTAACTGTGTAAATTTTACCTACTACATTTCTATCTGTATCTGCATTGAAAACTATACGCATACCTTCAGCAACATTTGTGCCGTCAATATTATATCCTGTAGCATTTTCTACTGTACTAAATGCATCTTTAGTTTTAAAATCAATTAGATCAACATCATTTTTAGCCTTAGTACCAAAGTTAAATAATTTTAAGCCTGCATTAAATTCAATAATAGGTCTTGATGCTCTAGCACTTTGATCTACTGTAGGTACTTGTCCATTATATTCTGCAGATTTTTCAATTACATCTTTATGGAACCATTTGTTGTAACGTGACCAAGCGTTTCTATCAACACTTGCTCTATTAACTATAATGTAATCTTTAGTTCCTGCAAAGGCACTTGCATTACCAAATGGCAATCTATCAAACCCTTCACTATCAAACGGAACTAATTTATCTCCAACATAACTAGCAGGAATAACTAAGTCACTTTCCTTAACTAGTTTAATGTCGCTACCGACACCTTCAATAAACCATTCGTCATTTTTATAAATTTCAGGTGTAACATTTCCAGCAAACTTAACTTTTAGTCCGTTACTAAATTTAACTTTATTAGAACTTGTATAAGTTTTCTTTCCAATAATATCGTTAACATCAATTTCAGTGTTTTCAATTATGTCAAATACTTTGATATAGCCACTAGTGTTAACGTCACTTTGGCTTGAATAATATAATTGCTCCGGTGCATTAAATGGAACTGTAAATGTAATAAAGCCTTCTTCAACATTTACAGGATTAATTTCATTGCCATTTAAGTCTGTTGCTGTTATGCCTTGTACATATAAACTAGATATATTTTCTGCACTTCCAGTTGATACAATATTATAACTGCCATCTGCTTGTTTAACTACATCAAATGGTGCATCAGTAAATCGTCTATCTGTAGAGAACGAAAATGGATGTCCTAGTGTGTTAATTTCAAATGTATAAGTTTGACCTCTATATAAAGTCAATGCCGGATTAGGTGTAAACCCTGGTGGTGAAAATTTGTAAACAACATTGTCATCTTGGTCTTCTGTTGTTACAGTATATGTACTAACTTCTTCTAAACTTTTTCCAAAAACTGTTACAGTTTGAGGACCGTTTGGCAACCAATAATACTCACGGAAATTTGTAAACTTATCCCAATCAATGTTTGGATTCCAAGCATAATATTCTTGGCTATTTAATTTACTCTGATTTGCAACACTTCCAGCAAAATTGTTAACTTGATTAACATAGTCAGGATAATCAGCAAAGAAGTTTACATTGCCTAAATCATCAACAGAAACTGTTGCTGGTTCTAACTGCCTGTTTTCTCTTTGTTCAGTAACATCAGCAATGTATGTGTCGCCGGCCCTAAATGCTTTTGCATTTTTTCGTCCCATATAGCCACTAACTTTTTCTGCTGTGCCAGGTTGTACTAACTGATCTATTGTACTAGAAAGTATTTTCTTATTTGCTTGTGTTCTAAAATATTTAGGAAGTAAGTCAACACTCTTTCTATTAGAGTTGTCGCCTGCTGGCAACGGTGAATCTGTCTGATCGTTATCGTAAGACATTAGTAATAACTTCCTCCGCTACTTGAATTGTTTGAACTATTTGAACTGTTTGAACTAGTGAATGATGTTGCACTTGTAATCCCTGTGTTTGCTGTCTCGCTTGATGTAACAACTCTGCCAGACGCATTTAGTCTAGTAGCTGTAATTTGATCTATTATTTCTATATCTGCTACAGTTGCACTATTAATAAAAATTTCATCAACTTCGCTTCTTACTTCAAATAAACTACCAAACGACTGTGTTGGCTGATCAGGTACAATTACTACACTTACTAAGTCTGGTGCAAGTCTGTTTGTAATATATGTTGCCAATTCTTGAAAGTAAAAAGTGTCTCCAAAATTCCAATTTTCTAATGCAAAGTATTGATTAATTGCTTCAATACATCTTGTTTTTACATCGTTGTCGTTAAGGACTTGATCTGGATTCTTTACTACTTTAAATGTTGCTTGTAAATTTGTCTTAGCAAGTGAACCAAATAATTCCTTATATTTTACTGGATGATAAATTACTTCATCACTTATTGATTTTATTTTATTAAGTTGTCGACCATATGATCTATACAACTCATCTGAGCTTGGCGGTAGTGGTTGCTGTAGAATTTGTCCATCTATGAAAAGTCTATAATTCCTGTCATATGTTTTAGTTAACATATAAGTATCAATTATGTTACTTGCACTTGGATCAATTCTGTTGTTTGTATCAGCAACATGTACATAATGGAATTTAAGTTTGTCTCTTCCAACAAATGCTTTATAATCACTATTTGTTACTAATTCTAATATTGTCGAATCTAGTTTTTTAAATACATTGTTATCTCTAAAGTAAAATACTTGTCCGTCTGTATAAGAACTTAAAGGACCTGCATTTGTTTGTGATTCAAGTATTTGAATATTTGTTGATTCAACATATCTAAATTCTTCAACGCCTGCATCTGTGAGATATTTTTCGTGTATAATAATTTTATTTAAAGGATTAACATCTTCATCTACAATATGTAAAAATAATTCTGGATCATCAATTACGCCATCTGCATCTTTGTCTGCAAATGTTACTTCTATTTTTTTAGTATCTACGTAACCTTCTTTATCTCTATAAGACTCTAAAATATCAAAGTCAAAACCGCTAGTAAACGGTAATGCACTATCAGGCTGTGTGTTTATATTTAAAACACATAATTTATCTCTTATAACTTTACCTTTTTGTGTGTCGTATATTTTGTCTGAACTGTCGTAGTAGAATTTTATTTCTCTATCACTTTCAAAGACATATCTCAAACCTCTATATGTAATTTTATATGTTTCGCCATTAGTTTCAAAAAGTAATAACCAACTTGCATCAAGATTTCCGTTACTTACATTTCCTGCAAAGCCTGTACTAAAGTTACTTCTTTTATCTAGGTCAGTTGCTTTTACTAATCTCCAAACTCTATTAACATCGTCATACCGCAATCCAAAGTCATTGTAAGCAAAAGTTTGATCAATAATTTCTACCTTAACATCATCAAGTAGACTATTTGCTAACATAGGACGTATTTGTATTAGTCTACAGTTAGTAGGAATTTTATCAGCTAGTGCTATAGGCCCTTGTGTTTCTGCTAGGCCTACATCTAGTCCGTTGCCTGCAACAGCAATAACCTTAGTCCATTTGTATAAAGCACTTCCAAGGTGATCAGCATCGCCTGCCATTAATGATCCATCTTCCATAAAATGGAAGCCAGTCGGTGCTTGGAACTTAATTGCTGTTCCTGCTTCAATATACTTTAAACTATTTGTAGTAAAAGTACCAACTTGATAACCTGCGGCATCTAATGATTGAAATTTACCTGTGTAAGTATTTGTTTGTTCAGTAACAGCGTTCCAATAAACATTTAGGTCAACTGTATTAATTTTTGGAAACTTGTCTAGGTAAAAATGTTTTACTTTTTTGTTATCAAGAATAGGCTCAACATTGTTTATTATAATACCTTCAATGTCAGTCTGTGTATTAAAGTTAAAACTTGTTTTTTCAGTAGTATACTCTTTGTATATTACTCCATCGTTTCCGTATAAGTTAGTATTACTGTATTTTCCTGTTGCATCGTTTAAGTCGAAATATCTTGATATGCCGCTTGATGTTCTGTTAACACTTTTTACTTTTACTATTTCTTGGCTTATACCTAAAGGAGCAACATTATAGTCTTCTCCTGTAATCATTCTATTTTGTGTATAATATGTTGCAGGAGCATTTTGTTTAATACTTAAACTTGTTTCAGCTCTTGCACTATTTGCAACAGTTGTTTCTAAACCCATTGTTAATGTAAGTGTATGAACTCTACCCTTTTTACTTAGGTACGGTATATTAACAGAAATATTACTAATAGATGTTGGTGTAATAACCATATTTCTATTTTCACTTGTTCTAAAATAAGTTTTAAAATTACCCTTTGGAAGGTTTCCAAAAACTCCATCACTAAACGCTAAATTAATTCTATCGTCAACTCTTGTTAAGACACTATAAATATTTCTTACTTTTTTATTAATACTATTATAGATTACATTGTTGCCTTCAACAGCATCAAGTTTTGACCATAACTCTGATTCATTGTTGTTGCCGTCTAGTTTAAATAACCAAACATCTGAGTCATTAATATTTTCAGTATCAATCGAAACTGTTTGATTTGGTGTAGGTTGTGTTACAGAAAACTGTCCACTTTCTAATCTTCCCTGACGGAAGTGTGCAAAGAATCCAGTGTTACTACTTCCAGGTCCTTGTGCATCGTTTCTATACATAAACGCAAAATTATTTCCTGGTACTGGTGCTTCCTCTATTAAACTGCCATCTTCAATATCAGTAGATACAATTTCAAATGGTGTTGTTTTACCTTCAATAGGTTTTTCAAATGCAAATACAGGAACATCAGTATTAACACCGTTTACTCTATACTGGTCAGTTGAAATGCCAGATACTATTTCGCTTTTGTTTGGTTTACCAAATACACCGTTTACCGGCAATGAGGAATTTATAACTTTAATAAACTGTTCATACCAATTTGAGTTAGTACTATCGTTCCATTGTATTGTTTGACTTGCTAAGTTAGTACCGTTAGAATCTATTAAATCTTCTGTTGTGCTAATTGCTGTGAATTTTAAAAGTCCATTAGCTGATTGATTTCTACGAGGATTGTAATTTAAAAGTCTTGCTAGTCTTAAAACAGACTCTCTACGTTCTGCAAGTTCGAGGAAATTTTCTCTTGCATTTAAGTCAATTCTAAAGGATAAATTTTGCCCAAGGAATGCAACTAAATCAATTAGTGCAAGGTATTCACTTGATTCAATGTAATCGTTAAAATCCTCAGGATAGTTAGTCCTAAGATATTCTATCATTGTTCGTCTTAAATTGTCAAAGTCATAACTTTGAAAATCGGCATTGCGAAAGGATTGGTATATTGTTTTCCAATCCTCTGCAACTAGTAATCTGTTTTGTCTATCCGTAGCTGACATCTAATTTCCTCTTATAACGTATTTATTCATAATAGTTATGTACGTATTTTATTTTTTAAGCAAGTAAGCCAATGTCTCTATCAAATTGTAGTGTCATAGCTTCAGCAATACTGTATTTTAAATATATTAGAGTACATTCAATTTGTATGCCGCTTTCGTATGTGTCAACAATGATATTATTAACAGAAACACGCGGATCATAGTTAACAATATCTTCTACATTTTCTATAATTGCAGCTTTTAGTCCTTCGGTCAGTGGGTCAAACAATGTGTCCCAAATAATAGTTCCAAATTCAGGATTCTCTAACTTTTCTCCTTGACGTATATGAAAGTGATTTATTATATCTTGTTTAATAACAGCAAGATCATATAGTCTGTACCCTTCGTTTGCAGGGTTAACTGTGCTAATAGACCTATAAGCAGAACTTGAAGCTGGCTGTTTAGGTTTTTTAGAGCTCGATACCTTTACTCTTTTGTATATGTTTTTTTCTAATGTACTCATAGTAATATTTACCCTCTATGCATAACCGTCTGATTTAATAACGTTAACAGCCGCAAGTAATTGTGTTGGAGATATTCTTGACTTATTTCCAGCAACACCAGCATAATAACTTTCACCAGGATTAACAACTCGTTTTGCTGGCTTAGAATATGTTTTTTCAATTACTGGTAAACTTGCCCACTCTTGTGCCATTGATAAGCAGAATGATCTTCTAGATTTTGAACCAGACCTAAATGCATCAACCCCTCTACGCTGTAGCAACTTACGACACAATTTATCTTGGTTAGCAGGACTAAACAGCTCTGTTCTGCTTAATACTCCATCTCCGTCAATAAGACTTTTAAGAGTCTTATTAATTATTTGATATTTGCCGGCAGCACTACTAATTGAACCTGCATTTATTGATGCTGTTTGCCAATCTAAAACTTCTTGCACTGTTAGTTCTGAAAGCTGTTTTCCATAATACGATATTGGTGTTATGTTACTTCCGCCATAAGGAGTATTGTAACCTGCACCTTCAGCTGCTCCAATAATGTCTAATATATTTCCGTCGGCTCCAACAGTAGAATATTTTTGTGCTAGTGCTTTATCATCGGCGCCACCGGCACCGGCAGTTCCTACACCACCATAAACTCTTTTAGTGCCGCTTGTATCTGCTACATTTGAGGAGTCCGATCTTGTGCCACCTGTAAAACTCTTTCTAAAAGTATCTACAGTATTAAGTAATGCAGCATTAGGTAATGAAACATCATTATTAATATCTGTTCTTTCACTTTTAAGCATTACAGGATCTAAATTTTCATGATGTGCATATGGCTCGTGACTTGGCATCCTTTTTACAAAAGTAATTACGTCTGATGGAACTATTGTTCCTGGGCTTGTTTTAGGTACAGTCCATGTAGGTAACGGTATTGCAGACACAGCGTCTGTTGCATCAGTAGCATCTGTACCTGCCGAAGATGCGCTGCTGTTTAAATTAATATCTGTGTCGCCGTCAATTTCAACGTTGCCGCCAGCGGCATTGATATTAATTGCTCCTGCTGTTGCTGTTAAGTATGATGCTTTTCCTACTAAGTTAAGAGTTTCTGTAGAATTAATAAGCATGTTTGTTCCAGCTTTTATATGTCCTTCTTCATCTGCTAATATGTATAAATTTGCATTTGTATGATGATGTATATCACCCGTAACTAATGTCTTTTGTATTCCGCCAATTTTAATATCTTGATCCTTAGCAACATCTACAAACATATTAGTTTCAGCTCTTAAAGTTGTATTAGTTTGGCTTTCTATTTTTACTTCACCGCCTGAAGCAAAATTATCATATCTACCACTGGCTCGCATGTTTACATTTCTGCCACCTTCGATGTTTACATCTCTATCTGCTGTAAGATTAATATCTGCATCACTATGAATAGATATACTATCTAATCCGTATACGTCTATTTTCCCGTCACTAGTTAATTCTACCCAAGCTGTGCCTCTACTGTTTGCAATATAGATAAAGTCTTCACTATTATGCATTAATATTTGATGCCCTGTTCTAGTTCTAAATCTTAACAGTTCGTTGTGAGGTATTGTACTTTGGCCAAAGTCTTCGCCGGCTTCAATATTAGCATATGCTGGAGGACCTGCTGATGCATGCGAAACTCTTAATAGTTTGTCATCACCGTCATCCATAACAAAACTCGAGCCGCCTAATCGATTTACAAAAGCAGAATGTTTAAGGCCTGCTTCTCCCTTTAATCCTTTAGGTGCACCTTGTCGTTTATCTACTGGTCCAGGTGTGCTTATTCCAAATACAGTACTCGGTACTTCTCGTCTTGCACTTGAAGAAGTTAGTCCTCTATTTTCGTCTCTAATTAATCCTTGTACTTCTAGTGTTTGTGTAAAATCTTTGTTGTATGGTTTAAGATATCTTGTTGGATCTCTGCCATTACCCTTTTCAACTTTTTTGTTATATTCGCCTGTTGGTAATTTAAGTCCTTGTACATTGTCAGGTGTTTGCGGAGTTGTAAGTGAAGTTGATGCACGGCCATCTGGAACCATAAAGTTCATAAACTTGTCCTGCACACACCCAATCCAAAAACCGTTAGCAATATCGCCTTCTGCAAAAGTTACTAATACTCTAGCACCTACATCAGGTGGAACAAACCACATACCATAACTTTTTTGTGTTGCTGCATATCCATCATTATTTGTTGTGTGTTGGGGATTAGTAACACCATAAAACGGTGATAGATATCTAACTTCGATTGATGTGCCTAATTTTTCAGGTAAACTGCCTGAAGAATTATTTCTTAAAATATCAACTTTTAATGTGCCCATGTAAGTAGTATCTAAATTGCTCACTACGATGGCTTCAAATGGTCCTGGTCCAATATCAAGTTTCTTTAAATTAGTTCTTTTACTTTTTGCCAATGTAAACTTCCATTAAATTGCTGTTGTGCCAGGATTGAATTGCTGAGTTTCTGGTTCTACTGTTACGTCTCGTGCTGTTGCTGTATTTACTTCATCTCCGAACTCGTTATAAGTAACCCCGGACGATAATTGTGTTACTGGTCTACTTGTTTCTACACCCTGAGCTGTGTAAAATGCAGATATTGCTTTTACCTTGTCACCTAGTTGTATATTGTATAGATTGTCAGTTGGGTCTGTAGGAAAGTATGGTCGTATACTTGATTCACCACGTACACTATTTTGAAATGCACTTTCGTATCCTGCATATTGGGTTGTTGTCATTGAACGTGTGCCACTAACTCTGTACCCGTCATCTAGTGCTGCTGTTTTTTGTTTAGGATCTTTTGTGTCAGTGCCGTCTGGTCTTATTGGTCCAACAAATGGTGTTCCTCCAGGAATTAATCCGTTTGCCGGCCATTCAAACGAGCCTTGTTCAGCTTTTGCTGCACAAAAATGCATAGCATCTGTTGAACTGTTCCAATTACCGCCCCATCCTAGTCCATACTTCTCACCTAGTGCTACCATAGCTGATCCGGTTCCGTCTTCCGGCATGTCTGTAAAATCATCTGTAACTCTTCCAGTTTTCTTAATTTTTCTAAAAGGATTTTCTGCTGGGTTAATATCAATTGCAAGTCCACTAGCATGATAGCTAGGTCTTGATCCGCCTTCTATAGCTCTTGGCGCATACCCGCCTAATGATTTTATTTCGTAATTGTATTCTGTTTCTAATTCGTCAATTAATCCTTGGAAGTTTTTTGCAAACATTGCAGCAACCTGTGTTGTTTTTCCTGTTGATGTTCTAATTGTTGCCAACGGCCCATTAGTTCCTGTTGGAGGCACTACACCAATGTCTTGATTAGTAGTATCTTCTGAATAATCTGAACCAGGTTCTCCAGCAGGCCCTATGTCGTTAGGATTAAGACTTTCGCAACCTGGTTTTTCAACAAGTGCTTTAACTTTATTAATGCCTACTGTACTTTGATTTCTACGTCTTACTAGTTCTAAAGTTTGTGTAAATTTATTGTTGCTTATTTTTGATTGAACAGTTATTACCTGATATACTCCGCTGAAACTGTCTACAGCAAGAGTGTCTGCTCCTGAGAAAAACATTGTGCCGTCACTGTTATAATCAACCGGAGTTCTAAAGTTTACAATAATATCTATTTCATTCCTTTGGTGATCAACGCCGCCGCCAGCTGTTATATTTTTTGTGCCGCCTCGAGGTGCTGTATAATTTCCAATTCCGCTATCTGGTAAAAAGTAAGGATCTCCCCAAATCTCTAAATTTGCTGTAATCAAATCTACCGGACTGTTTATTAGCGCATTATGAAACATCTTAGCAAGCTCTTCGCCGTACTGTTTATTATAACTACCACCATTAAAATTGCCAGGCTTCATAACAGACCTTGATTTACCTTCTGGTATAACATTACCGTCTGTTGGTTTTCCTGTTGCAGGAGTTTGTGGTGTAATCGTAGTTTTTTCTCTATCATTAACTACAGCTGATGCGTTTAGTTGGCCCATATCCATTTGTATTGCTTGGTAAAATGCTGCATCGAATTTAATATCAAAGCCTAACACATCTTCATTTTTTCCACTGTAAATATAGTTGTATGTTTTTACACAATGTTTTGCTTTTTCAATTAAGCCAGGCCCTGCTTGGTTAGGCGCACTAAATCTACTTGCATCTACTTTATAAGGAACTACATCATACACATAAATTTTTGCTGGTTCACCATTTGCACTTTCATATGCTTGGTCACTTATAATATAACACTGTGACTCAATTCTAAACCAACTAAGTTCACCTTTTTGGTCTGCTCTTTGTATTGCTGTTCTACCATATTCACTTACAATTACAAGTTCTTCAATTATCTTAGTAATCGGTGTTCCTTGATCAAACTTAAATGTTCTATTTTTATCGCTAATAGTAAGTTCTACACCATTACGCTTGTAAATATTTGTTTCTTTATCATATGCATATAATCCTAATCCAAAAGGATTGTCGCCGCCTTCTTTATAATCGGATATCATTTTACTGGCACCGATAGCATTTAAATCAGTAATGCCGGATGCTTTGAGCGTTTGAAGTAATGAACTATTAGTAGCGTCTACGCCAACACTGTTAAAGAATGATGTTAATCCATCTTCTTCAGGTACGTCTGCTGTTTGGCTTCCTTTACGAGATGCCCTTGCTTCTGAATCTGTCTGGGTTGCTTTATTAGTATCCGGGGGTGCTAACATTGACTTCGTTATTGGAGGTGTACGCTTTGTAGGAAATCTAATAAGATAATAGTTAGTTGCCGGTTGACAAGTTTTTTTAGCAATTTCTTCTAGCTTAGAATTAATTATAGTTGATAATCCTTGTTCTCCTACTGAAAGTACATCAAGCAATGATTCACCTGTAAGACTTACAGGATCTGTTATTTTTTGTACCTCTTCATCAAAGGATTGTTCGTTCCAAGGTATACATTCTACTTGATAAGTGCTTCCTCCACTTTCTACACTAAATTCAATATTAACTAGTTTAAACGGAAATGATCTTTTGCTGTATGCAGCTGGCCTGCCGCCCGCGTCGTCAAATCCTACAAAGTCAAGTTCTAACAAATACGGTGCTTGTAAATAGTTTTCAAATCCTGCATCAAAAGCAGCACCCTGCAATGCTTGTAAAAATATTCCCATTGAGTAAGGTTCTTTTACTGAGAAACTAAAATTAATTGCTTGAGTAGCGCCTGTTCTACTATTGGATGCTAAAATAGCAGTCATATCAAAGTCATCTATGAAGTATTCTAAATTGCCCTTTTCTTCACCGGCACTATCATATGCTGTTTGTATACGCTTGTCGTCGATGCCGCCGCCGCCACTGTTTAATATAGTAAAGTCTGCGCCGTTTTTAAGATATGTGTCAACAGGATTATTTGCACTATCTGCCGTTAACACTCCTAAAGAAAAAATGGCGTTAACACTATTAAATAATCTAAGTGGATTTTTAATTGTTATTCCCGGACCTTTAGGTTCCTTTTCGGGTTCGCTGTTTGATCCTTTTTGCGAACCAGGGTGACCATCTAATATCTTTTCTATATCTGTAAGTACGGATTGAAATTCAGCGTCAACAAGGCTATCAAGTTTATCACTTACAGCTGCGTTAAGATCGACATCAGTCATAACGCTGTTAGCTAAAGGAATTACTTGTTGTATAAGACTATCTGCTTTGCTTTGTAAACTTGCGCCGAAGCCATTTGCAAAGGCATTTAGACTTGGTGGATATATTGAACTTAAAGACGGATCTACATTTACTAACTGTGGTATACTTCTACCTAAAGATGCAACTTTTTGTCCTAGACCTTGAATATCAGTTTTAGAAAAAGGATTTTCAAGAACACTTAATGCACCCGATGCATCATATACATTTGTTGCTATGTTTTTTATATCGCCAAACTGTGCCGAAGCATCAAAATTATCTAATCCTAAGTTGCTAGTAAGAGTTTTTGCTTTGTTTTCAATAATAGCTTTTGGATTAATGCTCATTTATATTCCCAATTTTCTTTTAAGTTTGGCCGGATTAGGTAAAAATATAGTTGTTCCGGCAACCATATCAAATACCGGATCTTTAATTATATCCATATTTCTCTGTGCAAACACCCACCATAGTTTTGGTGTTCCATAAAGGTCATATGCTAATAAGTCTGGTCTATGAGTATATTGTGTTTCAATAGTGTAACTCGAATCGTCTGATGATTTAGGCACAGGTCTTATTCTAAGTATATCTAGTGCGCCGTTTCTAGTGTATGGTGTTTGCTTCCACGGACTTGATGATGTATAATTTGCCATTAAATAAAGCCCTCTGAGCCGCTAATGTAATCACCATTAACAAACTTTTGTAAATTAAATTCACTAGTTCTTCTTCTTGAAAAAGTAGGTTTGAGTGTTACAGATATTTGACTGTTTGTAGGCACCCATGAAGTTGCTCCTTCAATATCAGCGCCTTCTAGTGCTGTAGCAATATAATCAACATCTGCTGGAAGGTCTACTGTAAAGTTTGCTATAACTACAGGAACATTATTAAAGATATAATCTCCATATCCATTTAATCTTACCATGGGAGGCGGTGATCCAGCATTTGCTGATGTTTCTCCATAAAACATTTTTGTTACAGTACGCAAGTAATGTATAGCACCAATCCAATATTTTGCATCGTCTGGGCTTTCTACAGGAAACTCACCAGTAATTACAATGTCGTCTGCTTGACTGTTTTCGTAAATTTGAAATGGGTAATTAGTATGCACAGGTTGCAACGTATTATAATTTGCACTATGACTTACAATTATTGTAGGAGTAATTGGAAAACAGAAGCCATTAGTTTTTATTAGCGGGGATAACAGTTTAGAATTATCTAGTGTTGGACTTGCAGGCAGACTAAGTTTTACACGCCAATCAGCATCTTTTGCAGATTGTGCAAACCCGGCGCCAACTTTGGAATCTACTTTGCCAGTTTCTGCACTTGGTAGATTAATACTTCTAGCTAACTTTGCAAACCCTAAGGCTCCAAATATTTCACTAGTTACATTTTTAATTGTACTATCTATAAAGCCTACACCAGTGTTTAAAGTATCACCAACAAATTTTTCAACTGATGCTTGAGCACCTGCGATTAGTGATGCTTGTGCTTTGTTTGCTTGCGTCTTTACAGCTTTTCCTACTGCGCCAAACGGATCTGTTGCCATTTCATATCTCCTATATGTATTATTTAGTTGACATAATTAAGTATGTAGTTTATAATAGTGTTAATTAACTTGGAGAATACCATTGAGAAAACGTAATTACCTTAATAATAAGGATATATTGTCAGAAATCCATAAATCTAAGAACACTTTTAATAGTTATGTGGAATCTTCATATCATCAGTACGATTTGATACTGTTAGATGTAGCTAAAATTAATAGGCTAACTATTGCAGAAGCAAAAAGAGCGAAGGCTAAGAGACTCAGCTCTGCTGAATACGAAAGACGAAAAATGGCCGGTGAAAAGGTCAAGCAAGCTGAATGTGAAACAGATTGGAAAAAGATAACAAAAGAAGAACTAATCTTCCGTGTTATGTCATTTGATCATATTCCAGAAGAGCCTGGACGTAAGAAAAATCCTAAAACTATTGCAGACACAAAGACTAAACTTAATTTTCCACCATTTCACCATTATAAATTTAATGACGAAGGTGAGCTAATTTTAGTTGGTAAAAGTCATTGGGTTGGGGGTATGGACAACGGGCACTTTGACAAAACACATGGTAAGGCAACAAATACACTTGCTACTATGTGGTTAAAGTTAGTGGACCGTTATGCTACTCGAGGCAATGTACGTGGTTACACATACAATGACGAAATGAAGGGTCAAGCAATACTGCAATTAGCGCAGATTGGTTTACAATTTGACGAATCAAAGTCAAACAATCCGTTTGCATACTATACAGCAGCCGTTACTAACAGTTTCGTACGTGTTATTAATATAGAAAAACGTAATCAAAACATTAGAGACGACATTTTAGAAATGAACGATCTTAATCCTTCTTACACAAGACAAGCACAAGGTGAATGGGAAGCAGCTGTGAAACGTAACGAACAAGCACCTATTACAATCTTTAAAGATAAAAAACCGGTTGACAACAGCTAATTGTTTCGCTATAATATTAATATAAGAGCCTAATGGAGGACTGACTTTGTTTAAGAAAGCCGCTGTCTTTACCGATATTCACTTCGGTTTAAAAAGCAATTCGCGTGTTCATAATGACGACTGTGAAGAATTTATTGATTGGTATATAGAACAAGCACAAGCTGCCGGTTGTGAAACTGGTATCTTCTGCGGAGACTGGCATCACAACAGAAATAGCCTTAACCTTACAACTATGGATGCAACTATTAGATCCATGGAAAAATTAGGTAATGCATTTGAAAAGTTTTATTTCTTTGATGGTAATCATGATTTATACTACAAAGACAAAAGAGATGTAAATTCAACAGCATTTGCAAAACACATTCCCGGAATTACGTTTGTTGACGAAATGATGGTTGAAGAAGATGTTGCACTTGTTCCTTGGTTAGTAGGCGATGAATGGAAGAAAATACAAAAGTGTAAAGCAAAGTATATGTTTGGTCACTTTGAACTTCCTAGTTTTTATATGAACGCAATGGTTAAGATGCCCGATCACGGAGGCGATCTTAACAAACAACATTTTGCAAATCAGGATTATGTGTTTAGTGGACACTTTCACAAAAGACAAACACAGGGTAAAATACATTATATTGGTAATGCGTTTCCACACAACTATGCAGATGCGTGGGATGACGATAGAGGTATGATGATATTAGATCGTGAAAACGATTTAGAACCAGAATACATCAATTGGGAAGATTGTCCAAAGTATCGGACTGTAAAACTTTCAAAACTAATTGATGAACAGAGCACTCTTATTAAGAGTAGAATGTATCTGCGTGTAGAACTTGACATTGACATTAGTTATGAAGAAGCAAGTTTTATTAAAGAAACATTTATAAGAGATTATAAATGTAGAGAAATTACACTTATTCCCCAATCACAAATTGAGGAAATATCAACAGACTTAGACATTAGCAAATTTGTTAGTGTTGACCAAATTGTTGCAGGTGAAATAGCAGAACTAGATACAGACTCTTTTGATAAGGTAAAACTTTTGGAGATTTATAACGGATTGGCACATGATTAAAATTAAAGACCTAACAGTAAGAAATTTTATGAGTGTTGGGAATCAAACCCAAGCGGTAGATTTCGACAAACAACAACTTACATTAGTACTCGGCGAAAACTTAGATCAAGGAGGTGACGATTCTGGCTCGCGAAACGGTACTGGTAAAACTACAATCATCAATGCACTAAGTTATGCACTCTACGGAAATGCATTAACTAATATTAGAAAAAATAACTTAATTAACAAAACTAATTCTAAAGGTATGTTAGTTACTCTTTCTTTTGAGAAGGACAGTCTTCAATATCGCATTGAACGTGGTAGATCCCCAAATTTATTAAAGTTCTACATCAACAATGAAGAACAAGTTGACATAGATGAATCGCAAGGCGATAGTCGTAAGACTCAAGAATCAATAGACCATTTGCTAGGTATGAGCCATGATATGTTTAAGCACATTGTTGCATTAAACACATACACAGAGCCATTCCTAAGTATGCGTACTAACGATCAAAGAGCTATTATTGAACAACTTTTAGGTATTACAATATTATCCGAAAAGGCAGATGTACTTAAAGAAGATATTAGAGATACTAAAGACAATCTAAGTCAAGAGACAATGCGTATTAATGCATTACAAACAGCAAACGAAAAAATTGACGAAACAATTAACGGTCTTAAAAGTAAACAGAAAGCATGGCTATCTAAACGTACTACAGACACAATAAAGTTACGTGAAGCAATTGACGAATTAGAACATTTGGACATTGAATTAGAACTAGAATCACACGAAAAATTAACAAATTGGTCTGAACTAAACAATTCTATTTTGGCTCTTAATAAAGAGAAAAGCACACTAGAGACTGCACAGTTACGTGCTACTAAGTCTGTGTCTAAAGTTGAAAAAGATATCTTACAACTAGATAATGCTGCTTGTCATACATGCGGACAATCATTACATGCTGATAAAAAAGCAGAAATATTAGATAACAAATCTAAAGAACTAACTGACGCTGATGCATATCTTACTGAAGTATCTGATAAGTTAAATGTTGTAATTACTGAACTTTCAAGCATTGGTGATATTAACGGTCGTCCAAATACTTTTTATGAAACTTCTAAAGAAGCGTATGCTCATAAGAGTAATGTTAGCAACTTAACACAGGCATGGAGCAACAAAAAAGACGAAGCTGATCCATATCAAGAACAAATTGACGATCTTGAAAATAGTGCAAAACAAGAGATTGATTGGGAAGAAATTAATACGTTAACTTCGCTCAAAGAACATCAAGAATTTTTATTGAAACTACTTACTAATAAAGATAGCTTTATACGTAAAAAGATTATTGATCAAAATTTAGCATATTTAAACAATAGACTTACTAACTATCTTGATAGATTAGGACTACCGCACAGTGTTACATTCCAAAATGATCTTAGTGTAGAAATTACACAACTTGGTCAAGACTTAGACTTTGATAACTTGTCAAGAGGCGAACGTAACAGACTTATACTTGGTATGAGTTTTGCGTTCAGAGATGTATGGGAAAGTTTGTATCAAAATATTAACTTACTATTCATTGACGAACTTATTGACAGTGGTATGGATGCTAACGGAGTTGAAAACTCGTTAAGTGTACTTAAAAAGATGGCTAGAGAACGTGATAAAAATATCTACTTAATATCACATAAAGATGAATTAATTGGTAGAGTTAACAATGTTCTTAAAGTTATAAAAGAGAACGGATTTACAAGTTATGAAAACGATGTTCAAGTGATAGAATAATGGACGATACACACGATAAACTTATTAAAGCATATCTTATGTACTTTGAAGAAAATGAAAAGTTCGAAGCACGTAATTCTGTGAGAACACACGGAAGTGCAAGACGTGCTTTAAGACAGTTACGTATGTTAGCAAAAGAACGTATGGACGAAATACACACTAAACATAAAGGCAAAAGTCAGAACTAGTCTAACACCGTGCAAGAAGGAAATAATTACTTGCATGGAGTGGACGTACAAAGGCAAAAAACTTAAAGAAATACCAGACGAGTACGAAGGCTTCGTTTATTTAATAACGAACAAAAAGACTGGTCAAAAATACGTAGGCAAAAAACTAGCAAAATTTAAGACCACAAAGCCACCACTCAAAGGCAGAAAAAACAAACGCAGAGGATACAAAGAGTCAGACTGGAAAACTTACTATGGTAGTTCAGACAGACTTAATGCAGATGTTGCAACACTAGGCGAAAAGCACTTCACAAGAGAAATACTATACCTATGTAAAGGTAGGGGCGAAATGTCCTACATAGAGGCAAGAGAGCAGTTTGACAGGCGAGTACTTGAAACAGATGATTACTATAATGGAATCATTAATGTTAGAGTAGGCGGATCAGATAAACTCAAACAGGCATTACTAGAACACCACATCAAGGCAAAACAAACCAACACATAAGGTTGGCGGGCCAGACTAGAAATACCGCTGTGGAAAAAGCTCTCGTATAGAAGCACACGTACATATTGATTGACACACCAGAGTGTGGAAGCCATCAAACAAATTGGGCTCACTAGTTGATATAGATTGCATGTTGGCAGTCGAAAAACACAAACACAGTACATAAAAACTCTTTAGCAATAGGAACGAAGCGAGAGGTAGCGCAAGCGATGTCGACGTAGGTTGGGAAAGGTCAGAGCCCATTGTACTTTGTGTATAAACAATTACCTACTTCCAATGTCTCGGCTGGTGCGACTCACATGAAGCGTATTTTGAGATTAGATGGGACCGTAACAGGTTCCGTCTGACTGAAACAATCTACATGAAACTTAAACATTATTACATTCGTAATAATGCATTTGTTCATATTATAATCACTTCTATCAAACAAAAAAGTTAGTTTGAGCGTTAGCGAAAACATTAAGAGCTTTAGCTCTTAACAAAAACATAAATAGTATTAGTAAACTTATAAGGTATATTCAAGATGAAAATAAATGATATTCTAATAGAAGCAAAAGCTGATCCTGATGTAGTAAAAAGATTTGCAGGAGTTGCTGATAGCCAACGTTCATATTACATACACCATTGGGCAAAAGAAAAAGGCATAGACACTGATGATGCTATGCACATGGCAGGCTATGTACAAAATGGTTACTTAGGTGCTGGTGCTTGGAACTGGCGTTATGTAGGTATGGAGGAAAGTTTAGCAACCGAAGCTCCTGTAGGAATGTTAAAAAGAGCTGGACAGGCCGTAGGTGCTAAAGCACTTGGAGCAATTGGCATGAAGGGCAAAGCAGGCAACTTAGCAGGCAAAGCAGATCTTAGTGCTACAGCGAATACCTTATACAATCAATTTAGACAGTACCTTGGAACACAAGGACTAGATATAAAAAATGCAACAGGAGCATCTTTAGTTGCGTTTTTAAAATCTAAGCGTGTTAAGAAAATTGGTGCTGTTCCTAAAGGTCCACTAACTAAGCAAGTTATGGACACAGCATTTATGCAAGCCGCAAAAGAAGCAATGAATACACAGCAAGGCGTAAAAGGACCAGTTGCTAGTCCTGCACCTGCTCCTAAGAAAGCTGTTGCTAAAAAAGTTCCAGTTGGATCTAGTGGTTATGTAAAGACTAAGGATGCTGCACTTCAACTCAATGCAAAAGAGAAAAGAAGATTAATTCAACAGATTGAAAAAAGTATTAAAGTTAGTCCAGCTAAGAACCCTACTGTTTAAAAGTAAGGTAAGCCGGACTTTTTAGTTGTTTCTAGATTTTCTTTGATAATATCGGCAATAATATCTCTATCTTCAGGCGGAAGTTCAAACGCCTCATCCACAGATAACGATCCACGCATGTGCCATGCAAGTTTAAAAAGATTGTAACGCATTTGCTTAACTTCGTCATCTAGGACCTTAACTTCGTTAAGGATTTGGTTTACTGGTAGTGCTAAGATCCTTATTCGAAAAAACTTGATTGATCAAATGTTACAGGAACTTCATAAGTTTCTGGCACACCTGCTTCTATTTCTTCCGGAGTAGCATCTACTATTAACGGCTTTACTTGAAACTTAGATCTTTGTTCTTCAATATGATTAGTAACGCTTTCAAAAAGTCCCTTGTCTGTATTTGCAATAAACTCTTTAATATGAGCTTGGTCAGTAACAACTTGATCACCAACCTCAATTGATTGAATTGACTTTTCAAGGGTTAGTATTGTAAGATCTGTTAGTTTTTTAAAACTATTAGTGAACGTTTGTAATTTATCGCCTTCGTCCATGTCAGCATCATTAATTACGTTAAATATTCTTTGTTCGTCAAATGTCTTTTTACTTGTTTCAGTAAACTCTCTGTAGGATAACGGTCTTAAATTTACAACCATGTCATCTAACTGAATAGCATTGTCGTACTCTACATTTGAAAACTGATCTAACATTATTCTTAAGTCTAAGTCAAAGTCTTTATCTTCACCAGTAACTGGTACTTTAATACTAACTTCCATCATTTCGCCGTATGTTGCTATACGAATAGCAATCAAACATGCATCAAGATCCATAGAAGGCATACTAAATGGATCTTTAATTGCCGGTATACAGCTGGCAATAACACTGGCTGTTGCTTGCCCATTTAATAAAGCGTCTGGTGTTTTGATCATTATTTCGTCCCTAGCCGTCATAGGAAATACCGGATACTCTCCGTTTTCTGATATTTCTAAACTTCCGGCAGGGTAATATTTTCCGCTACTTGGTAACGACAAATATATCTTAGGTTGTCTAAAATATTTCTGTAACGGATTGGTGTTTTTGTTTTCCATATTTTCTCCTGGCTAAATACTATTGTAAATGTATATACCATTATTATTTATATACGTACATAACTGGATTTGACTATAAATGGCTGACGAAATTAAAATTGAAAATATAGGTGGCGAAAACGGCATAGCAAGTGAAGTTACACTTGTTAGACTAGTTACTGCTATGGAAAAAATGGCTAAGACTTCAGGAGCCGATCCTAAGTCACAAGCAGCTAAAACACAACAAGCATATAACAAAGCTCAACAGTCAGGTGTTAAAGTTTCAACTAAACATAGAGACGCTGTTAATGATAACACTAAGGCTGTACAGTCAAACACCAAATATTTAAATTTAATGGGCAGCGGCTTATTAAAATTAGCGGCATCAGGAATTGGAGCTGCTATTGGAGGACTAAAAGGGCTTGCTGAAGAACTAATAACTGGCGGCGATAGCCTATCGAGTTTTGTACAACACATACCTGTATTTGGTGGTACGTTGTCTATGCTTACAGGAATTATGGATAGGAGTTATGTTTCATTCCAATCAATGGCCAAATCAGGCGGCGACCTCGGCTACGATTTAGAAAATTTAAGAACAACAGCAGCTGAATCAAGATTAAACATTGAAGAATTTAGTTCATTTGTATCTCAAAGTTCTACTATGTTAGCAGCGTTTGGCGGAACAGTTAGTATTGGTGCTAAACAAGTTGCCGGCATGACAGATGCTCTAGGCAAAGATCTACGAACAGAGTTACAGATGATGGGTTTATCGTTTGAAGAAATAAACGAATCAATGGCTATGAATGCTTACCTAAACAGAACAGGAAGCAAGATGGAAGCACGAGATAAACAACAACAAGCAGAAGCTGCCGCTGGTTTAACAAAGAATATGCTACAACTTGCAAAATTAACAGGCGAAGATGTAAAAGCACAACAAGATAAACTTGCACAAGCTTCAATGGACTTAGCATTCCAAAGGGAACTAGGAAAACTTGAAGGCGATGAGAAAAAGAATATGCTTTTAGCAATGGCAGAAGCACAAGCTACAGGCGGTGAAGTTGCTGTTAATGCACTAAAAGCATCATTTTTAGGAATGCCACCAATAACAAGAGAATTGCAATTATTTACAGCAACAATGCCAGAAAGTGCAGCTCTTATAAAAAAATTACTCAATGACGCTATTAAATCAGGTATGGATCATGACACATTCCAGAAAGGACAAGAAAAAAGAGTTGTCGACTATACAGCGTCTTTGATAACCTCATCAAAAAATCTTGACTCTATTATTAGAGTTGGTGCTGTATCAGCAGACGGTGTTGCTGGTGAAATAAACGCCTTGGCCAACACAACTATGGATAGAATTCTACCGTATATTAAATCTGGCGGGGAAGATATTGAAGCAGCTAAAAAGGAAATTGCTAAAAACTACAAACAAATTTTACCAGAGCCGCCGAAAGACGGTGAACTAGGTGCAATGGCACAATTTTTAGAAACAGTTAAAGAAGCAAAACTAGCAATTGTTACAAATTTAATTAATCCACTCGTAGGCGCAGCTGTTGAAGTGTTTGGGCCAGTGACTGAATGGTTTACAGGATTTGTTGGTGAAAAAGGCGAAGCAACTACTTTTCAAAATGCTCTTGCAGGCTTCAGCAAGTTTATAAAAGAAGATGTTAATCCTGCACTTAAAGACTTTTTCGAAGCATTTGGAAAAGATCCCAAGAAAGCATTGAAAGAAGCAATGTTTGGTGACGGCAAAGACAAAAAAGGTCTTCTCAAAACAATTATGGAACCAGTAGGAGAAGCTCTAGTAGCAGGATTTAAAACTGGACTTGCAGCATTGTTTGAGAATATTGATGTTAGAACGGCATTGATAGCAGGAATTACTGGATTATTTGCAGCAAAAGCGGTTGTGGCTGCAATGACCGCAGGTATTGCATCGTTAGCTGCATTAGCAATGCCAAAAACATCACCTACGGGAGCGCCAGTTGTACCAGGCGGAGCAGACCCTAAAGGTAAAATGAACTTAACCAAAACGGCTTTGAAAAGACTAGGGCCTCTAGCACTATTGTTTGGAGCATACGAAATTGGCTCAACAGCAATGAACACTGACTTAACACAAGGTCAAAAAAAGGAAGAATATGGCGCAATTGGCGGCGGAATGGCAGGTGCAGCCGCAGGAGCCATAGCTGGCTCATTTATTCCTTTAGTTGGTACAGCAATAGGCGGACTAATTGGCGGTACACTAGGATATTTTGGCGGGAGCTCTATAGGTAGAGCGATAATGAAGGATGATGGCACTGTTAGTACTGACACACCGTCAGCAACAGACAAAGATGTAGCAGAAACACTTGGCGTAACACCAGATACTGTAAAATTATTAGAAAGAATGTCCGGAATTGGCGGAGGAATGGAAAGAGTTGCTAGTGCGTTTGAAAGAATTGACAAATTAGAAAGATTTAGTGAAAATGTAAATGCAATACAAAAAGGACTTGACATATCAGAGCTTTCCAAGTATAATAGTAATATGCAAGAAATAGCAAGGTCCTTAGAAGACATGAATAAGGCTTTGGCAGAAGATAATAAAGGATTATTTGGCGGCACAGGCGTAGCATCAGCTGATTTACTTAAAAAGATGGGCGGATCAGGTCCTAGTACAGAACTAATAAATTCAATAAATAAAAACATGGAAGCTATGAAACTACAATTGATTGATGTTGTTAAATATACTAAAGCAACCGCGACTAACACGGACTAAAGGGAAAAAATGAGCTGGAAAAAATATTTTACACCAGTGCCAACGGGTACTAACGCAGAAGGAAGTTATAGTCCTTTTAGCGGCTATAATGGCGGTATGCAACCAGGCCCTGCAACAAAAAATTATAACTCACACTTACCAGATGTGTATGTTGGTAGTCCGAATCGTGTTGAACGTTATGGTCAATACAATACAATGGACAGTGATTCCGAAGTTAATGCGGCACTAGATATCCTTGCTGAGTTTTGTACACAAAAGAATGAACAAAATGGCACTAACTTTACATTAGAGTTCAAACAAAAAGCAACAAACTCCGAAACAACTATTTTAGCAAAGTATCTACAGCAATGGTGTAAACTTAACAAGTTCGAAACACGTATGTTTAGACTAATACGTAATGCATTTAAGTACGGAGATCAAATTTTTGTTAGAGATCCAGAAACTAAAAAGTTATACCATGTAGATGCAGCAAACCTAACAAAAATTATTGTTAACGAATCAGAAGGCAAGACTCCTGAGCAATATATCATCAAAGATTTTAATTTAAACTTTGGTGAAATGGTAGCAACTACTCCGCATCAGACAAATGGTCAAACAAATAATGGTGGCGCAGGCAGTTATCAAAGTGCAAGTGCTGGTAAAGGCTTTATAGGAAGTCAGCAAGGTAGCCAAGCAGGCACACGTTGGAGTAGAGAAGAGTCAGAAATAGCAGTTGATGCTGATCATATTGTACACCTTAGTATGAGTGAAGGCTTAGACAACAACTATCCATTTGGTAATTCGTTATTAGAAACAATTTTTAAAGTATACAAGCAAAAAGAACTATTAGAAGACGCAATCATTATATACAGAGTACAACGTGCTCCTGAAAGACGTGTTTTTTATGTTGATGTTGGTAACATGCCAAGTCACCTTGCTATGCAATTCGTAGAACGTGTTAAAACAGAGATACACCAAAGACGTATTCCAAGCCAATCAGGCGGGGGTACCAATGTTATAGACAGTAGTTACAACCCGTTAAGTATTAATGAAGACTATTTCTTTCCGCAAACAGCAGAAGGACGTGGTTCTAAAGTAGAAACGTTACCAGGTGGTACAAATTTAGGAGAAATTGATGACCTTAGATATTTTACTAATAAGCTCGTACGCGGTTTACGAATTCCTAGCTCATACTTGCCTACAGGGGCTGAAGATGCAAGTAGTCAGTACAATGATGGTAGAGTCGGAACAGCATATATACAAGAATTAAGGTTCAATACTTACTGTGAACGCTTACAAGGCATGCTTGTTGAAGAATTTGACCAAGAATTTAAGAAATATTTGTTAGAAAAAGGTGTAAACGTTGATACTTCAATGTTTGACCTAGTTTTCCAGCCTCCACAGAACTTTGCATCGTACAGACAGTCAGAAGTAGACAATGCTCGTGTACCAACTTACACACAAATGAGTGCAATACCTTATATTAGTAATAGATTTGCTCTAAAACGCTTCTTAGGCATGACAGATGAAGAAATTGCAGAGAATGAACGTATGTGGAGAGAAGAAAATGATGAAAATCTTGAAACTCCAGCAACAGATGCCGCAGGCGAAATGCGCGGTGGTGGCATATCAGGAGCAGGTATGGATGCAGACCTAGGCGGAATAGAAGATGAAGATACTTCTGTACCGACAGAAGATGGCGGAGAAGCAACACCGCCAGAAACAACAACAGGAGCCGAACTTGGTGGCGGAGCAGCAACAACGGACCAAACGGTATAAATACAATATGATACTTAGAGAACTATTTTACTTTGACCCAGAAACAATTGAGCCTGTAAACAATAAAGGTTACGAGCCTCAACACGATGAGTCCCCAGTTAAAGCAACTGACACTAGAAAGACTAGACTAACACTAGGCCAAATCAATAGAATTCGTAAAGCATCTGAATTACATCAAGAAGAAATAACAAATGAATTAGATTTTGTTAGACAGATGTACGGAATAGCGGCACAAGCGGAGGCCGGCGGTGCTATTTAATGGCAAAAATAGATAAATCTCTATACACCAAACAAGAATGGCTTGTTATACGCAACCAACGAAGACTTCAAAAGCAATTACAAAAACAAAAAGAACATATATCAAACTCTGTATCTAATAAAGATAACAGCGTTGCTTTTGTATTAGGTAACGGCACTAGCAGATCTGTTATAGAGCCAGAATCATTATTAGAATTAGGTACTGTCTACGGTTGTAATGCTTTATACAGGACGTTTTCTCCAGACTACTTAATAGCAGTAGATGTAAAAATGATACTAGAGCTTAGTAAAAGCGGTTATCAAAATAATAATAAAGTATGGACTAATCATAATAATGCATTTACATCAATAAAGAATGTAAATTATTTTCAGCCTAGTAAAGGTTGGAGTAGCGGTCCAACAGCGTTGTGGTTAGCAGCAGAACACGGATATGATGATATTTATATATTAGGATTTGACTTTGCAGGTCTTGAGAACAATAGTAAATTAAATAACATATATGCTGGCACAAAAAACTACAAAAGGCCTAACGAAGGTGCTACTTTCTACGGTAATTGGCTACGACAAACTAAAACTGTTATAAGAGATAACAAGAAAATTAACTTCCATCGAGTTATAGCATCTGATAATTATAAGCCAGATGAACTAAATACTTTTGAGAACTTTAACACAATAGAGCTTGGAGATTTCCAAAAAATCTTCAGTTTTCCCCAGATATAAACAAAATGGCTCGTTTTGAGCCTGTTTGCCCACACATTCTTGCATAAATAGTAAATACAAATGACAGCCTTACCATAGGTAAATACTTTTATAGGAGAAAAGAAATGGCAGATAAAAATAAGTTCGAAGAAATGCTCGAACGTCTTGTTAATGAAGACAAGGCCGGCGCAGAAGAACTATTCCACGATATTGTTGTAGAGAAGTCAAGAGACATCTATGCAAGTCTAATTGAATCAGATATTGAAATCGAAGAAGACGATACAGAAGTAGAAGAAACTACTGATGAAGAAGTTGATGAAGCTTCAGATGAAGAAGTTGATGAAGCAACTGATGAAGAAACAAACGAAAATTTTGACCTAGACGAATTTGAAGTTGAAGCAGACCCAATGGACATGGGCGGCGATCCAACTGACGATATGATGGGTGACATCGAAGCAGGTGACGACGAAGGTGAAGAAGGCGAAGAAGAAGGCGACATTGAAGATCGTGTTGTAGACCTTGAAGACGCATTAGACGACCTAAAATCAGAATTTGAAAAAATGATGGGCGACGAAGAAGGCGAAGGCGAAGGCGATGAAGAAGGTGATGATGAACCTGAAGAAGAAGCATTTGCATTTGAAGCAACTGATGAAGAAGTTGACGAAGCTTCAGACGAAGAAGTTGACGAAGCTTCAGACGAAGAAGTTGAAGAGTCAGCAAAGTCAGACAGAGAACAAATGCGTGAGTACGTCGATAAAGTAGCAGGCGGACACGGCGCAGAGAAAAAAAGCACAGGCGATAATGGAGACAGCGGTAAGTCACCAGTAGCAAGTGCAAATAACATGGGTGGCACATCAGCTAACATCTTAAAAGGTGGAGAAGCAGGTAGTGGCGACCATGCTGGTTTAGGCGATTTAAACGCTAAAGACCAAGATGGCGGAAACATCAATGTACCAGGCGGTAAAGCGTCTAAAGCTGGCAAATCAGAGCCAGGACACGGTGCAGAGAAAAAAGGGAAGCCAGAAGCAGCTGACAACAAGAAATCTGTAGTCGGCAAATAAGGGAAACTGAATGCAAAACTTTCTAAGAGAGCATCTGACATTTGACCAAGCGAATATGGTCGTTGAGTCTGCTGAAAATTCCAATGGAGGAAAAGACTTATACCTAAAAGGTATTTGTATACAAGGCGGTGTGCGTAATGCTAACCAACGTGTTTATCCTGTAAACGAAATTGGCAGGGCTGTCAAAACTCTTAATGACCAAATCCAGGGAGGATATAGTGTTCTTGGAGAAGTTGATCATCCAGAAGGCCTTAACATTAACCTAGACCGTGTATCACACATGATTACTGAAACGTGGATGGACGGACCTAACGGTTACGGTAAATTAAAAGTATTACCAACCCCAATGGGACAACTAGTGCAGACAATGCTGGAAAGCGGCGTCAAGCTAGGTGTTTCATCTAGGGGCTCTGGTAACGTAAGTGAAGACGGTAGCGGAAACGTTAGCGACTTCGAAATTATTACAGTGGACGTTGTTGCACAACCAAGTGCACCAGGTGCGTACCCAACGCCAATTTACGAACACTTGATGAACACCCGCGGAGGGTACCAGGCATTTGAACTAGCACAGGCAACTAAAGAAGACACCAAGGCACAAAAATATTTAAAAGAGAGCTTATTAGGAATAATAAGCGGGCTCCGATAACTGAGGAGAATAATATGTTGGAAGCATTAAAATCACTCTTCGAGAGCAGCGCACTTTCAGAAGAAGTACAAGCAGAAATACAAGAAGCATGGGACGCGAAGATCACTGAGAATCGCCAACTTGCTACCGCTGAACTTCGTGAAGAATTCGCAAAGAAATACGAGCATGACAAATCTACGATGGTGGAAGCTATTGATAGTATGTTGTCAGAAAAATTAGCAGAAGAAATTGCTGAATTTTCAGATGATCGTAAACAACTTGCTGAGGCAAAAGCAAAATATGCAATAGCAATGCGTGAAAACGCAGACCTAATGCAAAAATTTGTAATGGAAACTCTTGGTAAAGAAGTTGGTGAATTACACGAAGACAAGAAGGCAATGGCATCTAAGTATGCACAGCTTGAGGAATTTGTAATAGAAGCTCTTTCTAAAGAAATTGCAGAGTTCTACGAAGACAAAAAAGATTTAGCAGAAACGAAAGTACGTTTAGTACGTGAAGCTAAAGAACACTTCAAGAAAGTTAAAACTAACTTTGTTGAAAGAAGTGCAACCGCTGTATCTGAAACTGTTGATAAGGTCCTTAAAGGGGAAATTACACAACTTAAAGAAGATATTGAAGAAGCACGAAGAAACGATTTTGGTCGCAAAATATTTGAAGCATTCAGTAATGAATATTCAGGTAGCTACCTAAATGAAAAAAGCGAAAGTGCCCAGCTATTGAAAGTTGTTGAGTTGAAAAACAAACAACTAGCAGAAGCAAAAGCATTTGCTGCAAAAGCTAAAAACTTAGCAGAAGCTCAGGCAACTGAGAACAAGCAAATAGTTGAAGCAGCAAGACGCGAAAGAACCATAAACGAATTGATTGCACCATTAGGCAATGATCAACGCGACATTATGACTGACTTACTGGAAAGTGTACAAACTGATAGATTACAAAGATCTTTTGATAAGTACCTACCGTCTGTAATAGATGGCCATACTCCAGCAAAGCGTAAGGCAAAAGTATTATCAGAGGCGAAAGAAATAACAGGCAACAGAGAAAAAACAACGACACATGTCAAAGCAGACGAATCAAATGTATTAGATATACGCCGTCTAGCTGGATTAAATTAAGGAGAAAATGATGTCAGAACTATTAGAAAGTCGCTGGACAGAAACCAAAGACGCTCTTCTTGAAGGCCTAGACGGTAACAAGAAAAGTGTGATGGCTGCCACACTAGAAAACACTCGCAGATATTTGTCTGAGAGTGCAACAGCAGGTGCAACTTCAGCTGGTAACGTAGCAACACTTAACCGTGTTATCCTACCTGTTATCAGACGTGTTATGCCAACTGTTATTGCCAACGAATTAGTTGGTGTACAACCAATGACTGGCCCAGTCGGTCAGATTCACACGTTACGTGTACGTTACGCAGATGCTTTTGATAGCACAAACGGAACAGACACAACAGCTGGTGAAGAGGCATTAAGCCCATTTAAGATTGCTGAAGGCTATTCAGGCGCAGCGGACGATAAAGCAGCTCAAACAGCAGCTTTAGAAGGCCAAGCTGGACGTAAGTTAAGCATTCAAATCTTAAAGCAAACTGTAGAAGCAAAGTCAAGAAAGCTATCAGCTAGATGGACTTTTGAAGCTGCACAGGATGCACAATCAATGCACGGTATTGACGTTGAAGCAGAAATTATGGCTGCTTTAGCACAAGAAATTACCGCTGAGATTGATCAAGAAGTTTTAGCAAGCCTTAACAGCCTAGCTGGTAATGCCGCTGAAACATATGACCAAGCTGCTGTATCAGGTACAGCTACATTTGTTGGTGACGAGCATGCTGCATTAGCTGTTCAAATCAACCGTGTTGCTAACTTGATTGCACAGCGTACACGTAGAGGCGCAGGTAACTACGCTGTTGTTAGTCCTTTTGCACTAACAATTCTACAAAGTGCAACAACTTCTGCGTTCGCAAGAACAACTGAAGGTACTTTTGAAGCTCCAACTAACACTAAGATGGTTGGTACTTTGAACAATGCAATGAAAGTGTACGTTAACACTTACTCAGCTGATAACGCTGATGTACTTGTTGGTTATAAAGGAGCATCTGAATCAGACGCACCTGCATTCTATTGCCCATACATTCCATTAATGAGTAGTGGTGTTGTATTAGATCCGTCAACATTTGAACCAACTGTGTCATTTATGACACGTTACGGTTATGTTGAACTGTCTAACACAGCTTCGTCACTTGGTAATGCAGCAGATTACTTAGGTAAAGTTGCAATTACTAATGGTAACGTTAGCTTTAGCTAAGTTTTATTAAAACTGAGAAATAGGACCTTCGGGTCCTATTTTTTTGACTTAAAGTCCTTTACTGTTTTAGATTGATAAATACTATTGTCAAATAGTGTGCCGCAAGGCGGACTTATGCTGTACCCACAGCGTAGCTCATAGAACGGGCATAGGACTACTTTTTATAGGAGAAAAAAAATGGGAAGACCACTTAATAAAAGATTTTTTGGACCAGCTACAGCAGATGGTAATGAAATCAAAGTAGACTTTTATAACGGTGCAGCCGTTGTTGAAGGCTATATCGTAAAGCAATTAGGATCTAAAAAGTTTCGTGTAGCGGCTATCGGTACACCAGCAACAACTTACGATCGTGTATTAACAACTGGTAAACTACCAGCTACGCTAACTGGCACAGAGATGTCCATTAGTGTAAAAGGTGATGACGGTGAAACTTATGGAGTAAGCAAAATTGCAGGACGTAAAGTAACACTAGCACAACCAAGTGCAACAGGTGCAAACGCATTAGATGGAACATCTATTTCGTGGAACTTTACAACTAGTGATGGCGATTACGCTGTTGAAGTTGAAGAAGCTGGTGCCGATGATACATTAATCGGAACTGACGATTCAGACTTTACTGAAGACGCATAAGGAATAACTTATGGACAAGTATCTTAGAGTAGCAGACGGCAATTACAGAGTAGTTGTTAAGAGCGGTGGTAGAATTACACTAGACACAGGAACAGAAGTCGGTGATGTTTACATTACTGGCAACTTAACTGTTGAAGGCACGCAAACTACTCTAGATACTGTCAACAGTACAATTGAAGACAACATAATTGAACTAAACAAAGGCGAAACCGGAAATGGCATCACTAGAGATGGCTCTTCCGGTATTCGTGTTGATAGAGGAACAATTGAAGACAGCCAATGGCTGTTTGTCGAAAGTATAAATTGGACAGATACACAGAACAGTGGTACTACAGACTTAGGCGCATGGAGTGTAAGATCTCCGAGTGGAAGAGTAGGCGGTATCGAAACAGTAAGTATTGTAACACCGGGTGTTGATTTAAACCTAATGGGGCAATACAATTTATCAGGTAACGTAACACCTAACCCTGGTATGTTAACTGTAAAAGGTACAGCTAGTTATGAAGCTAGAGTACTAGATGACGATCACATTCCAAATAAGAAATATGTTGACGACACGGTATCAAACTTCTTTGGAACTGTTGTTCCAAACAGAATACAAGTAGGCGACACTAAAGTACATGTATACGATAATTCAGTATCAGGACCAAGTAGAATTGAAACAGAAATAGACGGCACTCTTATACAAGATGTACGTCCAAATTATTCAGATCAATACGGTATTAGGATTGAACAAACTCTATACGGTACTGAAATAAAAACACTTGGCACAAGTCAAGAAGACTTAATTTTAAGTGCAACAGGAACAGGACATGTTGTTGTTGATGATAATTTAAGACTAGGATATACACCGCATGAAGGCGTTGACGGTGTAACAGATCCAGTAGAACCATCAGACGGAATACTATTTTATGCTAAGCCGTCACAAGCTGCAGGAACAGGAATGTATTTCGTTAATGCAGAAAGTCAACGTGATGAAATAATAAGTAAAAATAGAGCATTAATTTTTAGTATGCTTTTTTAAGGAAACAATATGGCAATAGTAAATGAAGCAATAACTGATCAAGGCGGCGGCGACTACAGACACATTATGTTAACTGTGCCTGCAAATAAGTCATATGCTATTACAAATATTTTAATTTGTAACACATACGATCCAAGTGCAGCAAATCCAGAAAATGAAACTTGTGAATTTGATTTACATTTTGTCCCGGCAAACGGATCATACAGTGATACAGTTACTTCAGTAGTTAGAAGATTATCTCTACCTGCAGGAGAAACATTCACATTAGACACAGAAAAAGTTGTGATAGATGCAGGCGACAGTGTACAAGTTAACGGTGGACCTTCAGCAAGTGGTACAGGCAGATTAGCTTGTACAGTGAGTTATTTGGATATTACATAATGAGATTACTCAAGGCACAAAATACAAATAGAAGAACTATCTATGGTAGAGGTGTACAGTTTGATGTAGATGATCAAGTGTATATGGAATCTACTAA